AGATATGATATCGTTTACTTGTGTCGTTACGTTTGAACCAATCGGCCAATAAGAACTTGGATCCAAGGAGAATGATTGGGTCTTTTTGAAATATCGCCTTGTAGAACCACCAGCTTGCAACCCAACGGCTTTTATTCTGCCAAGTAAACCATATAATTGTGTTGCATATATTTGATAATCAGCTTGATTGTAATGCGCCTTCATGTTGACCAGCGCATGCAGGAATATAAGTTGTGGGTGAATCGTGCTTAAATCACCGTCTTCATCAAAATCACCTAACTTTGTATTGTACTCTAACTTAAGAGCATACGCATCATTAGGTGTTGGCCACAACTCAAGCATTGGTTTTACAATACCAGTATTAGTCGCCTCGTTGCGTATATCGTATTTTGTTGGCCACGTGTCGTTAATAACCGGTATTACATTGTGGTCAACTATAGAAATGCCAACTAGCAACTCGTAGTAAGCACCGCCAGTTGTTCTCTGAACCGAAACTGTTAAAGGTTTTAATGGGTCACAATCAACGGGAAAGTTATATAAAACTTGACCAGATACAGTTGCGCCAGGCTCGTTATCATTGACCCTATGCGTTAATAAATCACCAAACTCAAAGAATAGTTGTTCTTGACCACTTCTTAGCGCGGAGTTAAGTAAATCTTTCTGAAGAATAGCTCCAGAGCCAGAGGAACTAAACCCTAGTCTCTGTGCTAGTTCTGTTCTTAGACTTAGCAGCGTTCTTGCTGTCATTTACGCCCTTCTCCTTTTCTATAATGCGATTTATAGAAACCTCGATACCATCCATATAACTTGTGCCGAACACTTCTCTTAGCGTGTGTTCTCCATGGGTGCTAACCATGCGTTGTACTTCTTCTTCGATACTATCTATTTTATGTACTTTTTCTAATTTACCAGCTATCGCTAAAGATTCTTGACCCCACGCTGCTAACCACAGTGGGTATTCGTGTGCCGGAACGCTTTTGTTGATAGCAGAAAATTGATCTTTACTAACAACAACTTTCAAAATCGGTACATTCATGTTTTTCTCCCCTGAAGAATCTAGGGGGGCCGAAGCCCCCCAAGACTCAAGTTTTACTACGTAGCTAAACCATTAGCCATAATTACGCCGTGACAATTACAGCGGTTCGCGGTTAGCGCGCCACGCCATGTCATGCCCCAGTAGTAGTTATAACTAGTATGTTCACGAGGAGGCTTCCTCGCAATCATATCGTTATCCTGAATCGGACGAAGAGTTAAATGGTTTAGGTTCAACATGTAGCAACGTTTGCTCCATGCAACCGTAAGTCCGTTACTTTCATCAGCGCCGGAAATACCATCAAGATCTTCAAAAACAGGATCCCAGAAAATAGGTACGCCTTGGAAATACATACCGGTGAACGTGCCACCTTCTTTGATTTCCATAGACGGATCCGCATTCCAAGGAGCTTGACCTGAACCAGGTTGTACAGCATAACGACTAAGTTTTGCGTCAATCGCGGCCTCATATGAAGTAATGAAGTCAGTACCCGCCAAAAGAAAGTTAGGACTTCCACCATTCTTCTGACATGCACGCCACATCGTCTGCATAGGAGCAAGCAATTCATCACCGGGATAACCATTACCATACGTAGCACCAGTCGTTACATTAAGACCAGCACCCATATCGATTTGGTTGCGCCAGTAAGTGTTAGCGGATCGATCAATACCGCCAACCGTACCCGTATGAGATACGCAAGGAACGATAAAGTCAAGACCGTTAATCGCTTTGTTAGCTAGTGAAGTACCGCCACCTACGCCAATTGTACCATCTAGATGCAAAGACTGATCGAGGATCTTCTCGAAACCCAGTCGAAGCACTTCCATGGATTCATTGAATACGTTGGTTAGCTGTACGAGACCCGCAGCGCTTGAATTGCGCGGGCTCTGTGAGTCACCAATAAGAATACCGTTACCAAGTAAGTAGTCTTCGGAGAACTGGAAACCGTCATGTGCCGAGTTCCAAGGATAATAAGCCTGTCTCACAGTATCACGAGTGTTATAAGTAACAGCCGATGAAGTGTTTAGCGCTGAATCACCAAACCACTCAAAGTTGTTATCATAATCGGTACGAATCTGCTCAACGATATTTTCTTTACCGCCGCCCCATGTCTTTTTCTTTGCCATGAGAGCTTTGAGCAGGGGACGTTCCGTCGCAACCTGGTCAATAGGTTTATTCTTCAAATAGTTCTGAAGAGCTACATATCCTAGTTGGGTAATGTCTGCTGCAGCTAATGCTGTTTGAGTAGCCATTTATTTCCCTCCAAAAGGAATGTAATTATGTGGAACAGGGTTGGCCACACGAGTGCCTATACGTGCTACTGGCGATGAATCCAGTTATCATCTATCCTGTCAATTATGCATCGCATCTAAGTGTGCCTGTAAAAACTCAGGCGTCACTTCTGCGGTGTCTAACATGGATGCGCTTCCCACGCCTCCATTATTTCTGCCAGGTGCTAGAGGCCCAGCCGATTTACTAGCATTTCCATTCTGTTGTGCGGCTATTTTCATACCCTCACTCAATACATTATACTCGTTTTGCAACATGGGTAACCAATCTTGCGGTGGAAATTGCGTTTGCGCCAAGCGTCTACCAACCTCCTGCATCGCCTCCGACTTCAAAGCATAATCCGGATCGGATTCTTTAACTTGGTTTTCCCATTGTGATATCTGTTGATATGCGTTATTAGCGGCGCCATTATATGCTGCTTGATAGTTATTATGATCCTGTGTCATTCGCGTGAAATCACTTCGAGCTTGGAGTTGTGCATTTTCTGTTACTCTCTGTGAGGCTAATTTATTGGCCCAATCCTCGCTCATCTCTAGGTTCTCTACGGCGCCGCTTAGGTCTTGAAAATCATTATAACTAACATTTTCATTATCAGACGCATTAACCCCTAGCTTCTCGCCAACCTGATCGGCGAATGTATCTAATGCTCTTAAGGCATGCACTGCTTTGTTATAGTCACCAGAGTTTAAATTATTAAAGATATCTAGGGACCAATTTAGTTGCTGCGGATTTGTGCCAGAGCCTAGTATATAATCTTGTAATTCCTTAGATACCGATAATTCTTGATTCTGTGACTCTAGCTCCTTAGCCTTACTTATCCAGTGTTCAAAACGCTCTTGCGCTTTCGGTTTTAAATTACCGTAAACATCGGCATCTTCTTCTTCTAAGTCCTGCCTTGTTTCAGCTGTCTTGCTCTCTGAAACCGTCTCTGTTGGTGTCTCTGGTCTATCATCTTCTGTGTTGCTGGGTTTTTGCTGTGCTGTCTCAGCTTCTTGGTATGTGGGAGTTTCAGTAGTTTGTTCTCCGGTTGATTCTGCACTATCTGCTGCATTAACTACCTCCTCATTGGATTCTTCGAGTATATTCTCATACTCTTTTTCGAGCACTCCTAGTGTATCGTCATACAACTCATCAGACGTCATCTCCTTTTGTTCTTCTGCCATTGCATTGCTCCCTATGGTTGGCGATTATTGTTCCGAAGTCGCTGATTCGTGCGATTCTCCGGTGCATTTACAGCTTCATTCACCTGTTGTGGCGGTTGTTGCTGTGGTGGTTGTGTAGCTGTGCCGGATGATTGCCCCATAGCCGCTTGCATAGCTTGGTTTTGCATCATCCATGTCTGCATTTCCTCCGGAATAGGCGGTAAAAACTTTGCAATATCAATTCTTTCATCAAAACGCTTGAAAGTCTCTTCTAATAACTGTATATATGGGTTAAATTGATCTGGAATACCCATTTGGCGCAATTGTTGCACGAATTGTATGCCCTGCATTAACATAGGCATCAGCTCTGTCCACCGCATGCGCTCTGCATCGGTATCTGGCATGCCTGTACTACCTGCTGCGATGTCCAAATATACAGAATCATACAACTGTTGCTTATTAAGTATAGGCCAAAAGGCATTAGGGCCTGCTATTTCTTGTGCTTTTTCAGGTTGTATCTCTTGAAGCAGTATCTCTGCAGAAAACCAAGCTATTTTCTTCAACCAATCCTCTGTTATGTCTACTTTCTCTTGCACTCTGGTAGCTAAACCCGCCTGTTGTATATTGGCTTCTGTGGCTGTTTTAGCACGCATGATGCCGCCACGTTGCGCATCGCCCAGACCACTGATCCACTCCATATCGGTTCTTAATGGTGTTGTGTCATATACCTGTGGATTCATAGGCGGTGGATTTGATGGTTGAAATACCGAGCGAACATCTTGTCCCGACGCATTTATTAAAGCGATTTCCCCAATAGATGCGTTACTAAATACCTCTATATCTTCGTAATTTACACGTGAAGCGTCTGCAACAAAGAACGGTGCTGACAGTTCTCTGTGTTTAGTCTGTTGCGAACGTATCGTATTGTACTCATCCTGCAACGACATCAGTAATTCTGTTTCTGATATAGGCCATTCTTGACCATCTATCCAATTCAATCCTAAGACGAAGTACGGAAAAAACACATCCCCCATACGTTTCGGTGCAAATGGCTCCTTCACCCATTTCTCACAGCCTTCTACCCAAGTATATACTGTCTGAGTGGTTCTATCCCAATACTCCCAAACCGCCATAGCTAAATTGACATCCTCAGTTTGGTTGCTGCTCCAAGTCTCATCCCTTCTTAATCGATTCAATATACCATCTTGAGTACGTCTGTATACCGTAAATTTCTCAGTTTCTTCTTTTGTCAACTGAAAGCGTTCCATTACATCCGATGGCGTCATCCAGGTTACGTTAGCCATCCATTTAGCTTGATCGTAATCCTGTAACGTATCTAGCGACGTGTCCATCCTAAAGTCTTCAGGTCTAATGAAGCCAAGGTTCAAACCCTCTCTCTGCAAAACCTCTACTTGATCTTGCAATGCTGTCATAGTGTTCTGCACTTCTTCTATCAAGGCTTCTTTATCTGAAGTATCTTCGTTGTTCGCTACTAAAGTTTGTAGATCATTCTGCATTTTAGCAATGCTATCTTGCGCATCATTAAACTGTCTACTAACCAATGGATCCTTATAAAAGTCACGTTGATAAGTAACCTTCACCACACCAATCTTACTCGTCATACAGGATCTTAAAACCTGTTTAGCAACTTTTTTTAGCTCTGCTCTTTTTAAAGATTCGTTCAGAACTATTTGCAATGTTTGCCCAAATAAATCTGCTATACGATACTCGTAGCCACTAGGCTCAACGTACTCTTGTGGTCTGATTTTTATCTCAGGGTTTTTAGCGTAGATATAAGGTATCAAGCCCTGCAAGGTAGCATGAATGATATTACCTTTGATTAAGCGGTTGCCCTCGTATAATGCCTGTGTTTCGGTCATTATCTGAGTTCGCTCGTTCATGCGACCTAATGCATACTTACGAGAGTGCTCTATTTCTTTGTATTTTGTTTTCCACTTCTTGTAAGACATTTCAACGTTCTGTTGAAACTTCTTCAATAACCCCTTGGCACCAGGCGATATACCACTTGTTAGGCTAGGATCATCTGATAGTATATTTAAATTATCCATGTTTCATCCTGAGTGTACATGTCGTCTATTTGATCTAACCATTCTAATGTAAACGGTTTCGGACCTTTCTTCTTCGGCTTAGGCTTTACAGACCTAGCGCGTCGTAGCATCAACCCATATCTTGTCGCATCAAACAAATGATCCTCTGCGCTTGTGTCAATGTCTTCTACCCTCTTAGGGTCTGCAGGCAATGACGGAACCGTGCGTAACCAATGCTTACAGTTGCTGAATACTTTAATGCTTTGATTTGCAAGTCTATCCACAATCTCTTGCAAACCCTGCACTCTAGATCCAGGACCTTTCGCGCTAGCTTCCCACACAACACCATAATCAGCAAATACGTCTGCAACACTTTTATGGCGGCCGTCACGCATGAAGATTGCAGAATCGGCCACATTACTCTTAAATTTAATCTTTTGTTTTCTCTCCAACTCCTCAGCATCGTTGATCTCCCTTGCTATATCTTCTATTGGTGATTCACTACCCTTGTTAGGTTTAGAACTCCAATAACGTTCTCTGTAGATATAGATTATACCATCATAATCCTGCGTGAACCAGACACATCCAGCTGGAGATTTGTATCCATGGTCGTAAGACTTCCATCGTTTCCATTCTAATGGAATATCAAACGGTTCAACAACGTGTATACTTGGATCCCACACGCCTTCAAAGAATGCACCTGGTGCTATATTCCAATCACCATCTAACCATGCTTTTACGAGCCATTCTGGTCCACTCTTTTTGATTCTTTCAACGTAACCCGGGTCATTCTCCATCAGAGGAGTGTTATCCTGTATCTTCGACGGAATAAAAATTGATTCCCCACCCTCATTGTCGATATATCTTTCTTTCACCCAGTTATGTCCGGGCCCGCCTGGGTTAGCAGAAGCTCTGAACAGAACCGGTACACCGGCAGCAGAACGCATCGTAGCCTGCAGCATATCGATAGGTTCTGGTGATGGCCAGTTCCCAAGTTCGTCAAAACCTAGGAAAGTTACCGAAAACCCCTGAAGCTTCATAGCATCGGAATCCTCGTCTAGGTGTTTCAACTGTAGTACGGATCCGCTGGGAGAGACCCATTTTCGCTCCCCGACTTTCCATTCCCAACCTTCTTGCACGAAGACGTACTGACCTAGCTTTATGAGCTCGCCCGTTTCTGGGAATGACCTGCGGAACAGAAGGCCTTGCGCCTCACGTCCGTACTTCTCTGCATGTTTGCGAAATGCTAGAAGCATTCCAACACTTTTTGAACCTCCTCGCGCTCCGCCAAACAGTATATGAGGATGCTCACTATTAACAAACTTCTTTTGTGGACCGTCGAGTGCTGTCCAGCGAGTCTTCCGCGCCTCCATGCGTCGTTGCATTTCTGATAATAATAACGCACGGATTTCTTCCCTCGGTAATCCGTTTGCTAGAGCGATAGAAAGGCTCAATTTACACCCGGAGCGGTTTCGAAAAAAGTAACAACGTCTTCAGGACAAGGTATCAAGTATGTGTTATATGTTATCACTCTGGTACCTGCGCCATAACTCTGCGCTGTCCCGAAATCTTGTGTGGTTCTTGTCCAAACGTTAAAAACCCCCTGCTCTTTGTTATATTCTATTTTAGTTGTTGCACCTATCAATATCTCAACAAATGCGGGCCCACCTACGATCGCTGTGTGTGATGCTGCTGTGCTACCCAACACACCTCTATCAGCTGTTGATGCCACAACAAACTCATCAAAACCACTAGCGCTTGTAGACATGGGGTTTACATTGCTATATTTGATAATTTCATCATCGACTCTTACGTACCCACTTATGGGCCAAAAAGACAGAGGAAAAGCAGATGGCACACCAAATACAGGCGTTGTCGCTGGTATTACCAGATCAGTTGCGTTAATAGTAGCCTGTAATATCGCTTGGGTTACAGTGCCATTAATACCAACATATGACCCAAAACTTCCTGGATGCTCTATTAAGCCAATATCAGCGCTCGTTGGTGACCAAGCCTGAGCATTGATGTAATCTATAACATCTTTAGGGCCTTTATTGTACGCAGGAACCACCAGCTTGCTGATGTTCTTTATAACAGACATGATTAATAAGCGCGTTTAGCTTTGCTTTTTTTACGCCCATGCGTTACAGTTTGACCGGTTTTCTTAGCTTCTTGCATAGCAGCTTTTTTACCCTTTGCTGTATATGCAAAATGTTTTTCACCTACTTTTGGCATTATGATTTCCCCGCTTGTTTGATTCCTGGATACTTTCTCTTTACTGCAGATCTTACTCTCGACTTTAATGCTGGTGATCCATGCTGTGAAACCCTCGATAGAGCATTCCTTGCATGACTAGCATCGTTAATAGGATAACTCCTGTCAGGACCCGCAAAGTCTTTTGACGGAATTGCTTTTCTTTCTGCTGTGGTTAGTTTAGCCATTTATTACACCCGTCGGTATTTTTCAGGTACTATCTGTGGTGTAGTGGGTGGTACAAACGCCGCTTGCAGCGCAGCTGCTGTTGGGCTTAAAATAGGACTGTAATCATGACCCTCCTCCTCTCCTTTATTATATCGTCTGTCAGGGCCCAAACCAAGAGACGCACCACGAGCGCCTAATAATCTTGCGTCGTGTGCTCCTTCAGGGCTTACATTACCGATCATCCCCACACCTCCATGAGATACATCTGTAATCATATTTCCATATCGTGGCTGCCCAGTCGCTTTGTTGTAGTCCTGAGATCCATAGCCTGAATGATAACTCTTACCAACCTGCCCGAGAAGATCAGCTGGCGCCACTCCAGCCGCTGCGTTCGCAGCAGTCTCTGCTGGGCTACTTACATAATTTCTACCATCCCAGTATTTATCTGCTAGAGCAACATCTCCTACGCCACTGCCCACCGCACCACCGTCCTCGTATGTGCTCTCATATGAATCTCGGTCCTTTCCTAATTCCGGTGATGTCCAATCTATCCCTCTTGCTAGTTGTAAGACGGGTGTTTCATAATCTTTGGGAACGTAACCATAAGACTCTTCTATACGATCACGATGTGCTTCGGGACTAAATACTGTTCTTTGTGTATCTCTACCAAGATACCAATCAGGATCAAAATACTCACTAGCACGACCAGTATCTATTTCTTTTTGAAGCTGTGCTGCTTGACCCTCTCCTACTCCAGGCATAATCATTTCGTAAAAATCAAATAAGTCTGATTTACTTATAGTACCTGGTCTAACGTAATCTTCTGCCGCTATACTCATAGGGTCTGTGTCGTATTGGTGTGTAAAATATCCTGTCTCAGGATCAATACCTGTTATATGGGGTGCCGGCGCTCTGTTAGCACCGTACATTTTTATCGATTTGTGTTCAGGTGTATCAACTTCAGAATCGCCAGGGTATACCCCAGTCACACCCATACCTTTAATGTCTTTAACTGCCCAATTACCGGCTGGTCTTTCGTAGTCACTATCATACTGGTTGGTGCCAGAGCCTTTGCCTGTCCAATATCGTGGACTATAAGTTCCAGCACCTTCACTCCACTTATTACTGCTGCCTCCCCAATTCCCTTCCGACTTAGGCATCCAACCTCTACCGCCAACGAAAGTGTTGGGATCTCCTTCGTAGTTCTCTTTTGTTGTGTCACGTCTAGCTTCATCCCAAAAAAGAGGCTCAGTAACTGTCTTACTTTTGTAGAAATCGAATGCTTCTGTAGGATCGAATGGCTCTGGTTTTGGGGGTTCAAAATCCATTGGTTTTGGGGGTTCAAAATCCATTTGTGGCGGTGGTTGAAACTGTTGCTGTGGCTCGAATGTCTCCGGAGCAGGATACCCCGCGCGTCTTACGGCTGATGCTCTTCGGTTGATTTGCGCCATTAGGTTAACGCTATATAACAGTCAAGATCGATGATATTTGCGCTATGTGCGCTAATCTTCGTTATATCTTGTAGTGAAGGTGCCGCTATGGTTGTGTCATCATCAGCTTCTATACCGCCAGTGGCAGCAGATAATATAAAACTTTGCCCTGCTAGCACAACAACCCAACAGTTGCTAGAGGCACTTTCAAGGTTCAAACTAACGCCGTTAGTATCATCCTTGTTAGTGATCCTTAGATACTTGACATTTGCTGATACAAACTTACCAGGAGCAACAACAGTACCGAACTCAAACAAAGCCCGAACGTTGCTTGCGTCCAAGGTTACGATACGCTGGTTAACCTCGTTAATAGCAGCCACGGTAAGTGTATTTGTTGCCCCCATATCGGAGCCGTTTA